CACAGACCGCCAATGTCTTTAAACTTCAGGCGCTAGCTGCATCTAGTTGTTATCCAAGTGGAAATGTGCCCTTGTATATTAGTGATTTAGTGAATTTTGTATATATTTATCGTTTTGCATATTTATTCATACCCTGTATACCCTTGTACTTATAAAACCTTACTCTTACTGTGTCATTGCTTCACGCACAGTCAGGAGTCTAAACATAGTTGATAAGCAGGTAACTCATTTACAATTTTAAAAGACAAGTTATTGCCATGTCTAAAAACGGTAATAAGTGGGGGAGAGTCTCGTAATACCCACATTGAGAGAACAACAACAACAGTGCACGTACATCAAAAAGGAAATGAATCTTTATTAATGTTATCTAAACAACCCATTAATTTTACACATATGGATGTACGTGCAGAATCGCAATCTGCACCTTTAGAGAGAACAGTCGGACTTACTGGTAAGTATACACCCCCTTGGGCATTACTAAAACCTTCAGGAGTCGACGTCGATTTGCGCTATATGACATTCATCAAATATGTCAAGTCTTTTTCAAAAAGCGCAGCGGATGAACCGGACAGAGTTGTCCGCGGTCAATGGAATGACGGTTTACGTAAGTTTACCTGTGGATCCAAATACTTTAATGAGTGGAAAGCTCGGCAACTTGCACCATATACCTCAGACCCAGAGGTTGAGGTTGTTTCAGAGCCAGATGTTATAGCTATCTCGCAGTCTGGCGAGATGCGTCAGGAAGACGCGATAACAACTACTAATACTGAAGTGGAACAAACGGTGGAGTTTCAAACAGATATTGATCAAGTTGTAGTAGATGTTCCTACTTCTACTGACAGTACTAGATTACAAGTTTCTAAAAAGAATACGGAATTAGGTGACTTTTTGCAAAGACCCTTACGTATTGGCTCATACAACTTAACTAATGGATTTTATTTAGATGTCAAATTCAATCCTTGGCACGATTTCTTGTCCAATGCTAATGTGATAAACAAACTACAAAATTATTCATTACTTCGTGGTACTATGCACGTTAAATTTTTAATTAGTGGTGGTCCATTTTATTTTGGTAATATTATCGTTGGTTATAAGCCGAAAGGCAAAGGCTTTGATTTTGTTACTAACAATGTTAGTTTGGTCGAAGACTACTTCCAACGTGCCAAACAATTGAGCCAACGAATGCATTTTATTATGAATCCAACTGTCGGTCAGGGTGGTGAATTGAAACTTCCCTTTTTTCATGACAAGAATTATCTAGACTTAATTAGTGCGGACGATATCTTGGATATGGGTGAAATAGGCATGATATCTTTGGCACCTCTTGATAGAGCATTGGGATCTTCTGATCAACGGCAAATTAATGTAACTGTTATGGCGTGGATGACAGATGTGGAGTTAGCAGGACCAACTACGCAAGGCATCTTGTCGCAATCAGGTCAGATTAAACCCGATGAATACGGCAAAGGTATTATTTCTAGACCAGCTAAAGCCATCGCCAGATGGGCTGGAAAACTTAGTGCTGTTCCTGAGATCGGACCTTACGCAACTGCCACTAGTATGGTAGCCGACGGTATTGGTGATTTTTCAGAACTTTGGGGTTTTTCACGGCCAATAGATCTTTCTTCAATAAAGCGATATAGACCTCAAATGTTTGGTATGCTTGCCAACAGTTCAATTGATGAGGCAGTTGAAAAATTCTCATACGACCCTAAACAGGGAGGTACAGTGGACCACAATATTACAGGAGCACAACTAGACGATGAGATGTCGATTAAAGCGATAACTTCTAAGTCTAGTTTGTTGACCTATTTTACTTGGAATGCCACTACAAGTGAAAATACACTGTTAGGAACTATAAATGTCACTCCTTGTCACTGCGACTTTAGGTATGACGGTACTAACGAATATGGTATTGAGTGGGTACAAACACCATTGTCTCACGCCACTTTTCCATTCAAGTTTTGGCGTGGGGGCATTAACTATCGTTTTCAGATCAATGCCAGTGATCTTCATAGAGGAAAACTTTTATTAGTTTACGATCCTAGAGGATTTACTGGTACTGCCATCCCTGACACTAATACAGTGTTTTCACGTATTATAGATTTGGAAGAAACGAAAGATTTTATGCTTCCAGTCCATTGGTTTCAACAAGGATCATGGGCTAAAGTACCAAATGCTCCAACATCTCTTGGTATTGGAAAGGGAAATAATGAACCATCTGATCAAACTAAATATTCAAATGGTCAATTACGTATTTATGTACTTAACGAACTTACCGGTCCAGACGAAGATCTTACTAATAGTGTTCGCATCCTTACTTGGATTAGTGGTGCCTCCGATTATGAAGTTGCAGTTCCCGATGATACTATGATTAGTAACACAGCTTTTGGTGGTTCTTTCGATCAAACAACCACTGAGGTCAATGCTGCATGGTCCCAGGGTGGTATACTTAACAATTCCAAGGCAGCCGACGGTTCTAAACCAGGTGAGGAAGGTTCTGAAATGTTAGAGCCAATTGGAGAACCAAGTTCGCCTGATGCTCTTTCTCTTGTTTACCATGGAGAAACTTTTGATTCTTTTCGTGATATGTTTAAACGTTATAATCTTAACGCAGTATATGTTAGAAAAGACAATGACAACTTATCAACTGCTGCTACACGATACCGTCTCACTTTACCAAATTTTCCTATGTATAATGGCCGTGCTGAAACGAACGGAATGTATCAGCAAGCGCGAGACGCAGGTCTGAATGCTGTAAATTACAATGTTACTGGGAGAACTTTACTTAATTGGATTACTCCCGCATTTGCCGCAAGACGCGGTGGTATTCGTTATAAATATATGTTAGGAAAAAGAAATAAAACCAATATTGTTGGTATGGTAGCATCACGTGCCTCTTCTGGTGTGTCATCTCTTGGAACAGAGGAAACTGTTCTTTCTGACGTAGACACTCCTCAACATGCCAATTTCACGCTATCTCAAGTAACTGGGCATAATGGTTGTGCTTACACTAGCCAAGAAGTTCCTTCTCTTGAGATTGCACTTCCATATTACAGTGATAAGAAGTTTGAAGACGCGTCAAGTATCAGGACTGCTGACCACTATCCCGAACACTCGCACCACGTAGACATCTTCGACCCTGACCGTTATGCGAGCGGGGACTTAAAAATATTTCAATATGTTGCTCCAGACGAAGATTACAATCTATCTTATTATGTTAATCCACCATCCTTTTTCGTGCAAACATATAATATTATTGTGTAGTCGTTATTTATGATTTTAAAATAAGAGGATCATTCCTTTACTATTAATCAAGTATAAAGTTTAATTTAAAGCAGATCAATCGGCTGATTGACTGTGTATACACCCTGCAACCGGGGTGGCCGCCACATGGTGGTGACAGGTAGTATCCCTTTGGGATCAGTTCTGAAT